CGTGTAGTTTGTTTTGCAGTCCTTGAAATGGGTACTCATGATCTGCTGGTGGTGATGGTGTGGTGATGATGTCGAGCAAAGATTTTGCATCGACGATCCCGTCTGGTTTGTATTGTACGTGTTCGTAGTTACATACGGCACGGATAGCCTCACTGTCTCCGGCTTGTAAAGCCTCTGAGGCATCCTTGTAGTCCTCTAGAGCACCGATGAAAACCTTGCCAGGTGGTAGGACACCGGCAGCCTCCTTGGCAGCCTTCTGACCGGCTTCATCGTTGTCGAAGAACAGGACAATCTTGTCGTAATAATTGACCCATTCGTAGTTGTGTTGGATCGCTTTCTTTGCAGCAGGCGCACCGTTCGGGATAGATACTACATCCCAGTTTGGTTGTGCCTCCCACACAGACAAAGCATCCATCTCACCTTCTACGATGACTAGCTTTTGTTCTTTCTTTGTGGTTTTGTGACGGAAGTTTTGCATTCCGTACAGTGTTTTGACCTCGCCTTCACAACGGAAGTCTTTGTCTTTGGTTTTTATCTTTGCGCCGAGAAGTGTTCCAGCGCTGTTGTAATAATGGAAGCGTAGCTGTTCTCCGTCCTTGTAGGCTTTGAACAGTTCACAGGTTTTTTCTGAGATTCGTCGCTTCTGCAGCCGTCCAGCTGAGCCTTGTAGGTTGACATCTCGCATTTGATGAGTGTGAGTTGTGGTTTCGTTACCACTTGTGTGCGTAAAGCATCTGAAACAAAAAGCGTGACCGTCTGAGTACAGGCTATTTGCATCAGACGATCCGCAGTTGTCGCACGGCATGTGCCGTACAAATTCAGAGTCGCTCATAGGAGCCACTTAATAGGTATGTTAGAAAATGAGCACCAAGGTAGACCGTGGCGGTCGCACCATTTGGCGTAAGTTGTTTTACTTTTCTTTGATATTGTGTTGTAGGGTGCCTGGAAGACCATGCGTAAGTCAAGGTCAGGATTCTGTTCCTTGACTGATTTGATTTTCTTCCGGTCAGCACTGTCCCAATACCCTTTGCACTCTAGTATAACACCGTTCGGAAGAACGAAGTCAGGGCAGTACATGTGAGATATGGTATATGGGACTTTAGAACATTCGTACTCGTACTTGACACCCAGCTCAACGAGAAGGTCGGCAACCTTTTCTTCGAGTCTGGATCGAAAAGCCATTAGTCGTCCATGTGCTTTTCAATGATGGCTTCAACGACATCAGTAACGGCACGAGACATCTCGTACTTGAAATCGTTTTTATCTGCTTTGTAACGAGTAACGCAGATAGGAGGCAGCTGAATATCCAGCGTGCCTTTGTAAACACCGGTCACCTCATCACGAGATACGGTGTATTGGAAATCAGAAGTCGTCATCGGGTTCACCTGCATCGTTGGAAATGTTGGGCTCGCCAACCTTGAAGCCTTCGGTCTTGCCGAACAGCTCAGCTACATCAGCTTCGTCCATGTCGCCAGTATCAACACCAGCAGAGGATGCGAGCGAGATAACTTGCACAGCCTTAAGCTTCAGGCTGGTGCCGTAGGTTACACCGTCCTTGAGGATGTAAGGCTTTTGAAAGAATGCAAGCTTGACTTTAGCGCCGCCATATAGAGGGGTATCGGTGTCTTCAATAAGAGTTCCCTCAGTGTCAACAACAGGAGGCTTGGTTTCGTCATTCCATGTGAACTTAACAGTGTACTTGCCCTCAGAAACTTCTTCCCAGGGCTCAGGCTTCAGCACAGAACGCTTCGGATTCTTCAGTTTTGATTCAGCCCACTTGATGGACTCAGTGCGGTCAGCTTCCAGCTGATCCACGATGTCTTGACCGACCACAGCCATAAGCTTGTAGCCGAATTTACCGGGTTGCAGTACAGCTTGGTAGCCTTCGAGGACCACGGGCTGTTCAGTTTTGATGATGGTACGTGCCATTTAGCAGAAAAAGTAGGTGGAATCGATAACCGATGAGGGTTCTAGTGTATCACACATCGGTGGGTCAGTCTCTGCCCCAATTTGGCGGGCAAAGTCAGTTAAGAAGTCATGCTCCGCAAAGAGGTGCATGTATGTCTCACGAACAATGGATGAAAGAACACCCATGTCAGTAGCACGACACAAAACCGAGTCGTGTATGAAGGAAATCGGAGCGTCGAAGCGGAGTGCAGATAAGTGAAGGAGGCTTGCATCAAGTGAGTGGATGAGATTAGGCGCTGTTGCGTTCTTGTGATGAGACTTATCAACCTTGTCGCTTTCATCTGTTGCCACCTTGATCTGACACCTGCCGAGTAACTGTAGCTCAATGTCCTTGACTACAGGTTTCATCAGCCGTTGAGTGACGACAAACCCTGATGGTGTAGTCCATGTTAACTCAGTCAAACCGCGGTCAATCGCCTTACCGACCTCCAACTCAATCCATGCCATGACTTCCATGGGACCAGGAACAATGATGTCCATGGCATCACGTACAGCCTTGACAGTAAGAGTTAGATCCTCCTTACTAACTTCAACGCCTTTCTCCTTCAGTGCTTCACGAATGTAGCCACGGTTGGAAAAAGGTTTTGCGTTGTAAGGTACGGTCATTACTACACGTTTGACAGTTTTTCTGTCCATGTAGGGTTTGATTGAGTCGGGTACATGTGGGGTAGCTTGTTGAGCCACCACTTTGTACGCATCCTGAGGCTTGTCTGATGGTAAAACATTGACAAGCTTAGCGGTTGAGGCATCTCGTGCAAGTCCTGCAAGTATCTGAAGACCACTACAAGTAGCATCTGTAGCTACAGGCAGACTTGTAAAATCACGATCACAATTAATGACACAATGGTAATACTCATCACATGCAGCCAGAAATTGCCATGGCTCATCTGCGACCTCCCATTCCGAGAGGTTACCGATTGGATCCAGTGCGACCTTGCTGATGAGTGTGATGTTTTCACGTGTCCATGCGAGTCGTTCTTTCATGGTGGCTTTGTCTAAGCCGAAAGTAGTAGCGACTTGAAAAGCTAACCATCCTTCAGCATCAGGTGTCATGTACGACTGTACATGAAACTTAAGTAGTGACTTACCGAAGTCTGTATCTTGAGGTGTCAAGAATGCAGGGATAGGGTAAGCACGACCACGATAATCAAACGACCAAGGTATGAAGAACTTGGCATGTTGTTTGAATATCTTAACTGCGTTCATTGTCATACGTGTACGACACGACTTCATGAACGCTTGTGCGTTGATGTTACATACCTCAGCAGCCCTACGCCTGTAGTCCTTGCGCGACTCTTTGTTGTCCGCAATATCTACTGGCTTGGGTGGTAGAGGTATCTCTACAACAGGGATGAACTTACCGACCTCAATACCACGTTCTTGAAGTGTCTCTGCGACATCTACAATGAATGTGTTGAGGGTGTATGCAACCTTCTGAATCTTGTTCAGAAACTTGATTGGGGTTTCTCCCTGTATAAGGCAGGGTGCTGACCGCCTAACCATGTCATGCCCTCGCATGACCTCGTTAAGCAAGTACCCACCTGGGGTTTCGTTGCTCCAGTCGTTTGGTTCGATGAGCATCGGCCATGCCAGCGGGCTGAACATCTCAGCACTGGCAACCACCTGGTCCTTGATAGCAATAAACTCAGGTGTCGGCACCACGTAGTTGTAGGTCTTACGACCCTCACGACGTGTCTCACGCATAAACCATTGTGACGCTTCACATACACAATCTAGCAGCCAACCGCCTAACTTGATACGGTTAGTAATACCCCAACACTGCCAGTGTGGCACGTCAAATCGGTTCATCAGGGTGGTGATGACCTTGACCTTTTGGTGCGTGCCTATGGACTTGTGGAAGTAGTTTTCTTTGATTGTGTGCAGAAGTCCAGGCACATGATGTTCATAGTAGCGCATCATGCACTCGTTTTCTACAGCCTGACCGATTGAATCAGTCACATTCTGTAGTTGTCCGCTACGTGGTTTAGAGCTGAACACTTTGTCAAAGATAACCTTTGACGTGATGGCCGCGGCTGCCTCAGGCTCTAAGTCCTTGAGCAACGCCTTGATCTCTTTGAAGTGTTGACCCACAAAGCCACGCTTTGCACGTGCAGCTGTCTGCTCAATGCGCTCAACCACAAGCGGGATGAGTTGTTGAATAGACGCCACACCATACACGCTGGCTGATGCGTAGTCCTTGCCCTCTAGTTTTTCTGTGTTGTCACGTAGTTGTTTGAGTCCTTGAGCTATTTGTTCACGCTCAAGCTTTACTTGCCTGTCAATTTCTGCTGGTGTTGCCAATCACTCCTCAAGGTAATGTGTGTTCATGTCATCGTACATCTGTTCTTGCATAAGTGCAAGTACTTCTGCTTGATGTGGGTGTTCTTCAAGTTCGTTGATCAAAGTATCAACGTGGAATTGGTAGGTGGAATCAGTCATCTGTGGGTGGTTCAGGTCCGACATAGTGGATCGAGTCATGTGTACACACGGTAAACTCATGGGTTCTAGCGTCCATGAGATCGAGCACTTTTTGCTCAGCCGCATGTTGACGCTTGTAGACAAACTCCTTTGTCTTACGTGTTTTGAGGTTGGTAGCACGGATGATGCAAGCTATGTCAGCTGGTAACTCCCAGCCGGCAACCTTCCATTCCATGACCTCCTCAAATGTATGTTGGTGGAACGCTTCATCTGGTGCGTCCTTGTACATCTTCCAGTTACTTGGAAAGTATGGTTTCTTACCATTCATCGACAAGCCTCACATCAATTAGTACAGCGTTTCTATCCTCGGACAACTCCAAGGCGTGCCATGCGGCTTCCTCGGAATTGGCGGCGAGTATGTACGTAGGCTCGTCGCTGGATAGAGTGACCATGTACTCACGTAGTGGATGGCTTAGGCTTGCGCCTGCGAGCTGGTCGAGGTTTAGGCTTTGGAATGTATGTGTCACGTTTGGCTAGTTCCTGATAGATAGGTGTCCATTTGTGATCTGGAAAGTAGTGCAGCCAACACTCGATTGCGTTCCTGATGAACCAATCGTCATCCAAAGACTTAGCGTTTGCCATAGTACTTCGAGGTGATACGGTTTGCACGTTGCCAGATGAAGGCTGTAGAGAACAGCCCGACCATGCCAATGATGGCAAGGATGATGTTTGTCTCAGACCAGATCATTTGCAGAGTGTAGGGTTTGCATTGCACATGGCGTCCATGCGCTTATCTTGCTGGGCTTGCATCCAGTCAGATAGTGACAACCCAAGGTTGGCTGCCACCAGCAGGAACGAAAAGATGAGTACGATTCTCATGAGGCAACTAGTTGGTTAACAGTTTTGGCAGCAGTTCCATGAGCTTTGAACGCTACCACACAAGTGCGGTTGGCTTGTGCACATAAACGACAATCAGAGCAGTTTGTGTCCCGTTCTTGTGCAGGACAAACTACAACCTTGTGTCCTTGAGGCGTAACCTCGGGAACTGGTGCATCGTTAGGTACGACACACACAGCGGGCAGACCTTGTGCAACTGCATTGTCTGCATCCTTTAGAGACTCAGTGCTGACGTTAACAGTGAATCCCTGTTTGTTACAGCGCTTGAGTATCTCGGTGTTGTGCTTGTTAAGTACATGATGAGTATAAGTATACCCACGACGACCTGTGTTAGCAACAACAAGGTGAGCCATCATGGCTGGGTTTATGTCACCCAGTACATGTGGAAGATCACCCGCTTGATTATGCCTCCATACCTGTTTGGCAGGTAAAGATTGTACAAAGTCACAGAGTCCTTGCCAGTCCGTGCCACGCTCACCAGCGGATACTTTGCGCCAGTGTAACGCGAGCGGTCCTGATTTGGCATAGCAGCCCTTGCCTATGAATGGGCAGGTTGGTGCACACGATGACTGCTCACTCGTGGTCACCGGGATGGGTCCAGTTTTCTTATTGGAAGACTTGGCGGTGATGTGTACGTACATGAGAAGACGCAAAATGATGAGTGTGACAAAAGAACCCAGCCAAAGCTGGGTCCATGTGATCAGATGGTATCGCCGGTGATAAACCAGGCACGCATCTCTAGATACATCCAGCAGGCAAACTCACGGAACTCCTGCAGTGTCCATGACTTGTCATCATATGTCAGCTGCTCGGAGATGTAAGCACTTGCGGATTGTCCGAAGTTGTCCTCACACCACTCATCAAGATCGTCCATAATTTGTGACTCGTACTTGTTGAACATATCATACAAGTCTGATGAGTACGTGAAGCCATGAACGCCAGTGTTGGCGCCATGTTCTGCGATGTCCCTGAGTTCGTCAGTATCAAACTCCTCGCCCAGGATGATGTGGGTGACGGGCAATGCGACTGTCATGTGTGAGTCCATGTGTGTGTAGTGTATGGCACGCAAGGTGCCAACGCCTGACCAGGGGCTTCGAGCCCCCGGCATCACGCGGGTGATCAGGCAGCGATGGGCAAGGTGCGATAGCTGGTGCGGGCAGTCCGTACGCAGTTCTCGTTAGCCCAGAAACCCAGGCTCATGTTCGGGTTGACCATGAGATTCAGGATAGCACGGCGGGACACGTTGGTGTACCGGTACATGTTGCCGCTGCGGAAGGATACATCGGCGGTCCCTGCGAGCAGGTTGACACGGATGTAGTCGCAAGCGTCAGAGGTACGGCGTGCAGTGAATTGTGTGTACATGTGAATGATGTGTAAGTGGTGGGTCCATGAAGACCCAATACACACAGCCCGACTCGAACGGGCAGGGCGCCGGTGCACCGTGTGTGTGCGCCATGAACAATTGGGCGTGTGGCTCCGCCATTGTACACGTTGTTACACCTGCTTGTTAGCCAGCGGAGCAAGTATCCAACACACCGAAGGTGTGAAGCCCAATCGCCGGGCAAGGTCGCCGCTGTCAGCAGTCAAAGTTGTCGAGGTGCCGAGGGTAGAGATCTGATGGTTGAAAGATCGAGAACTCTCCTCACCCTTTCAGGGAGAGTTCGAGTATCTCAACTATCAAATCAGATCTCCCTTTGACTATAGCGCCGAATCAGCCCAAATCACGGTGGACAGTTGACCAAGCTTCACATTACACCACCAAACACCAGTCATACCAAGGGACATCACCGAATCTTATCAGTGCATTGCTGACTCATAACCGTAGGTTAAGGTCGCCGACAGATCGCGCGATATTAACGCGTGTAACATGGGCGCGGTAGTCAGTTTCGCCCGGTTGAGCGCGGTAAAACCTATCGCGCCTGCGGTTTTGCCCAGTAAAAACACTGTCCACTACTGCGTAGTGCCGGGCTCAACTGGCACAACAGGGGGTGACGGGGGGAAAATCGTCCATGCTACCACGCTATATGGGTAGACAAATTTTTGTCAATTTTTAACAGGTACTCTTTTTCGGTGTAATACGGTTCATTCCCGATAAAATCCCGTACATCCTGTACATATGGCGGTAACCATTGATGCACGGGCAGACAATACTTCCAATTATCGGGATGCATACAGTTTACGACCACAACACTAAAAAATGCTGTAACATAATTGTATAATGTAAGCATATTACCACATAGCTGCGTATACTTTAGGAAAATAAGCCCGGATAATGTTTTTACACTGCGTAGCAATGCGTTTGTGTTCTTCTTGAGTCCCGTTAGCGCACCTTAACTCACAATAATGCATCCAGGACCGCAATGTGCCGTTCATATACAGCTTTGTAGGTGTGCTTAGTGGCAATATATCACGTGCACATTCTTTAGCAATTCCAGCACCCAGCATTTCGTCATACAGCATCTGTGCTTGGTCAAACACGGCTTGAGCTTTTATCTGAAATTCTTGTTTAGTAAAAGGGTCAATGTCATCAATGCTATTCTGCCTGTTTTTCGTGTCTTGCCGGCGAAAATCGGGTACAACCGGGTTATCTGTCACTACTGCGTAACGCTGGCTAAACTCTTGAAAGCTAAATGATCTGTGCCTAAGGATTTGAGCTGCAATAGATCGTGTCGTGTGTACCTCAACACACATGTTTACCATCTCAAACGGTGACCAATGTTTGTGGCGTATGAGATAATTAATTAATTTAGCACTGGTCTCAGTGTTGTTTTGATTGTTTGGATTTGATACACGTGCCATATAAGCTACGAGATCATCACCTTTAGGTGTTGAGTGAATGTAATTAACGTGGTGCATACAGTAGTAAACTTGTTGTGGTGGTGACAGTTGTATAAATACACATGTCTCTTAGTAATCTAGTTACAGTAGTAAAGGGGACTCCGAAGAATCCCCAGTTCAGGAGGTCGGGTCCACCCATCCCTTCCCCCTGTATAAGGCAGGGAGCTGGCTAAACCCAGGTGGGGACACCGTTTTTGTAGTTGCTTCTAGCCTTCTCTCGTTGGTCTTTATTCATACCTAAAACAAGGTGATTAGCACTACCTTGTGGGTCTTCTATTGTAGACTTAAGTAGGTCGTTCCAATCATCACGTTTACGTTGGTTAACTGCCTCTTGAGCAGATATACCCATTGCGTCGGTAAAATATTTAACACCTTGGGCAAGACAGTCGATTCTGTCGTCGTGTCTAACCGCACCTTTTTCCATGCACATTCTACTCATTTGGTAGAACAACATGTACATAAGTCGTTTTTCAGGAGCTTCGTTTTTGTTTGAGGTGTAATCCCAATCAATAACAGAGCGGTCAATAACAAGCCTATGCTGATTAAGAATGGGCTCAAGAGAGTCAATGATTCTTTGTTCTTTACGGAGGGTAGCTCGGACTTCTTCAACGCCTATAGCCTGTTTAGTTTGTTGAAGGTGTTTTTTAAACAGTTCAGCAACGATCCCGTCGCCAAAGTTTGTTTCTATAACTAATTTTGTTACGTTGTATTTTTTACAACCTCTTAGAATGTCCAAGAGCGTCGTGTCTGAGTACCCATCTCTATAAGCTCGCATTTCATGCAAGTACAGAAAACCATTTCGTTGGGAGATATAAGCTGCTGCTGTCTCATCTGAACCTCTACCCGATGGATCAACTGAGCAGATTGTTTCTTGGTAAGGGAGCCAATCTCCTTGGAGCTGCATTGGACTGTAGAAATAATCTCCAGGTAGACCGACAGTGGGAGCGTCCCGAATGACATTCTTGGGATCGCTGCACCAGATGACGGAATCAGGAGCATTAGTGGGGTTAACAGAGGTAACCACCAGGTCTTGCATTTTAAGCGGGAACTTGTCAGCGTCGCTAAGGGACGTGTCAAGCATAAATTGCAGCATGAAGTTGCTGCGTCCCATTGCCGCTTCACGTTCGATAAGATCATCATCGCTAAACCGGTCAGGGTCAGTTACATCCCACGCCTCAGCACCCATATCGATGTCTTCTTGTAGCTGTGGAGCTATAAGACCTTCATAATTACTGAGGCTACGTGGGACACGTGCAGGCCACACAAACGGTCTGTAGTTGCGTTCTGCAAGCTTACGGTAGATCGTAAATGTGGTCTGCGGAGTACCAAGGTACATAATGCGGGAGTCATCCTTGGGTGTAAGGATAGACTCCGCTTCAGTACAAAGTTGCAGGAGTTTTTCCCGCATAAACTCTGTCATTGAGTTACCAGGAACTTCAATGTCGTCTAGAATCATTAAATCTGCGCGGCTTCCTGTAAGCTGCCCAGTGATGCCCACCGACTTTACGCTGGGGGCTTGGTGGGGTAAGCAGTTCACATCGAAGCTTATCCTTGACCACCTTGCATCGTCGGACTTGGGGCGTAAATGAGAAAGCCACGGCGTTTCAATGATTAGTTTTTGTAAGAAAATGGACATGTTATCAGCGCGTTCTTTAGACGCTGATATAATCATAATTTTCTTTTCTACATCTTTAAATAAAGTCCAAAGAACAAACGCTCCAGTAATCCATGACTTACCGACACCACGGAAGGCTTGGATTTGGAGTCGTTTAGGACCATTTTGTAGATAGTCTGCGATGGCATATTGGGCACGGGTAGGTTCTGGTAGATCCAGTTGTCCCCACAATGCTTGCAGAAACAGTTTAAAGTCGTCTTGTAGGGCGGTTACAACGTCAGTCATTTCATCATTCCAAAGCTAACAATACCACCAGCAGTTTGTAGTAAACTAGCACCAACAGTTAGCGCCATACCAGCAGCAGTTTGTAACTGTTCTATTTGTTGATCAGCTCTTTGTGGTGAAGTAGCATAATCCATTTGTTTAGCTGCAAACCGTTGAATAGTAGGTTGTCGCACAGAATCATCCGGTGCAAACACCTCTTGCTCTATAGGTGGTACAGCTGTAGTATCAAATCCGCCTAATCGTTGTGGTTTGAAATGAATAGTACCAGCGGTAGAGTTAATTTTAGGTTGTTGTGTTTGGAAACCGCCTAATTTTTCAGGTTCAGTTTCGGTTACAATTAAATCCGGTCTACGAGCTGAAGGAGATTGCCCTAAAGTCTCCATAGAACCAAGACGTTCTTGTAACGCTTTGTTTTGCTGATATTTTTCCTTGTTTGCGTCAGGTGATAATGCTTGAATATTGCCAGGCTCATTGCCTAGTGTATACCCTGCTGCTCGTAGTCTAGCTAATGCAGCTTGAACATCACCACCTGCAGCTTCAAGACGTTCTAATTGTTCACCAATTAACCAACTTTCGTTAATATGATCTGCCTCATCACCAGCAGCTCGAATAGTGTCCTTTTTTGCACGTGTTTCAGCAGCTTGTTCTGGTGATAATTGACCTGTTTGTATACGCAATCGTTTCTGACGGACTCGTTCACGAGATTGTTGTGCAGAAATATTCCGTTCTTTAACACCCCCTTGACCATCAGATGTGATGCGTATACGTACGCCATTCTTGACAGGATAGCCTAATCTACCAATAATCTGTTGTGGTGTGGTTTGGGGATTAATTGTTTTAATAGTTTTAGCAGCTTTTTTGTAAGCAGACCACGATAGGTTAGTCTTCCGAATAGCCATTAGTTAATGTGCGATGATATTAGTCCCTCCCTTAGAAGGTTTGTTCCAAATTTGGCCCTCATCCAAGATTGCCAATGGTGGCTTCCCTTGTCCTGGTTACAACAGGTACAGGCTGGTACGACATTCGATGTAATGTCTTCACCCCCAAGACTGCGAGGATGAACGTGATCCAGTGTAAGTTCGTGTAATTCATAAGTTTCTCCACAATAAACGCATGTACAGCCAAAGTGTTCCTTTACGGCACGCCTCCAGAGGCGCTTAGCTTCAGGTGACGTCATGGTTATTAGGTTGTGTAAATAATGATCAGGAGTAGGGAATAGCGGGGTCATGCAAGGCGTGGTCTGGTACGGTTCTTTTTAGGACTTTCGAGTTTACCTCTATTCGGTCCTGTGTGAGAAGCATCCTTACCGTCACCGTTGCCATAAGTTCCCAGCTTTCGATTAAGTTTGTTAGCAGCAGTACGGATCTTCAGACCTTTGTTGGTCTTGTTGTACTTAGCCTGTTGCTTGTTGCGACGCTTTCTAGCGCCATCATTGTTTTTGTAGTAGTTTGAGGTTTTACCGCTTGCCATAAAGCCTACTTTGTACGAGTTCCGGGTCTACCTGCGGCATTATTTGTGCCAATTTAGACAACGGGTTACCCTCGTAGGCAACGCCGCTAATGTCATTTGTTTTGAGCCAGTCACAAGCTGCCTTGAGGTCTTGTGTAGTAGCCTCACCCGATTTGATACGGGCAAGGAACTCTTTAGTTACAAGGTTGTGTAGCTCGTTAAACTGGTCCTCTGTTGCTTTTTTGTTAGCCATTACGTAGGACGATTTGGTCTAATTTGTTTTCGATACGTACCATATGGTCTTCCATACGTTTTGTCATAACTGACAAATCGGCTTTAGACACATAATCTTGGGCTACGCCAAGCTCTATTGCATCTATGCGCCGGTCGAGACCACTGATACGATCGTGTACGTTATTAACTCTTTGATGTAGGCGGTTATTGAGCGCTGCTCCCCCGGCTATCCCGGCGATCGCTACGCTTACTAGTGCTTCCAGCATTGTTTATAGATACAATAGGTACGATGTCGTGACAAAGACCTTCTACCCTACTACCAGGTCTAAACATAAACCCAGCTTTTAAAATGTCAGTACAACTTTTAGCACGAAAAAGCTCGTACTCTAACCGCATCTTTTGTTCGTGACGTCTAGCAATTTGTTTGCATGTTTCAATCATGCTTCCATCTAAAGGCACGCTAAAGTTTAGCTGTGCACCCCAGTTGTTGCTAGTCGTATAACCAGCGGGATCCATCGGAATAGTGTCGTTGCCCATATAAAATGGGCTAAACGTCATAGTAGCACCATTGCAAGAATTGTTAGCGCCAAAGTATTGACGACTAGGAGCGCCGTTATTCTGAAACTGGACCGCCTGATTTGTAACATTTCCCGTTGCAGCTGCAACTGGGTTAGACGAGTTTTGTACTCTAGGTTCTTCTGCATAAGCTGGTGCTATTGCGAGAAGATAGATAATGAAGTAGTGGTAGAAGTTTGCGTAATTGTTTCTGTGATGTCGATTTCTTCGACGACTCCAGCAGCCCTGGTGACGGTCTCCAGTTGGAAATCGTTTCCTGCGGTAGTAATTGACCAGGTAGTTGCAGAATCTGTTATATCCCCACTTGGGGTTACATTGGTTCCAGACCATGACGAATATTCACCACCATATACATCAGTGTTAATGGTTCTGGTGATGTTGGTGGTAGTAGTGGTATTTGACTGCATCGAACCCTGCGTAAACTGCGGGGTAACAGTTTGAGCTGATGCTGGCGCAGCCAACAGCAGCATCAGAAGTAGCTTTTTCATTCTTTTTTTTCTCTGGTAATTGAAAAAGTTGCTAGCGTGCCGCTAAGAATAGACGCTACATAAGTCGGGTCCATCTTTTCCATCCATCCTGCGTATGATGCCGTCAGGAGTCCGGCGGACCAGACGAGGACGAGGAACTTGATGAATCCTTCTTTTTTTTGGTTATCTTTGTCCATGCTGTTTTGAATAGGGGTTTCATAACAGTAACCAACCATTTAAACAAAGAAGTGGCGGTTAGGGTGGCTGCAACTGACACAACAGCGGTCGTAGCTGCTGTCGTTAGTACAATTCCGTCAGGTACCGGCACATCAATTTCTGTTGTAGGAATACGAACAGTAGGTACTGAAGGTGCTTTTGGTATCTGTGGAACTGGTGGCTTAGCGGGTGGCTGTTCTGAGGGTGTAGTACCCTTGATCCCTGGTGGCGGTCTAAGGTCCGCAGGAGGCACTACAAGCGGCTTATACGAGGGTATATCGGCGCTTGGTACCTCCAGTATAGGACGGGGTAGTTGAAGGGGCTCAGGGAGCCGTATGTAGGGCAGTACGGGCGGCTCACCTAAGTCCATCAGACGTATTCAGAAATGTAACATTTACCGCTGTTGCTAGTGGTAGTTTTAACAGCGATGTAAGTACCAACAGGAACGGTGATGTACACACGCTCATCGGTTTTGACAAAATGGTTGTCGTCGTCAAGTTCGGTAACCTCTGCAGTCAAAGTAAATGCAGTGTTATCCGTTCCGTGAGTCAAAGATACGATAGCTCCACTAGCAGTAGCAGTGATGGCTGCGCTAATAGTTGCATTAGCGTTGATTGCATCACGCAAACTTGCGGCTACGTTGCTAAGAGTAGTCGCTGCAGTATTGCTTTGATCATCAGCAGTAACTTCGTAAGTAACGGTAGTTCCGTCAACAACAACAGTCAGAGTGTCACCGGCTTCATAGAAACCAGATAAAGTGATAATACGTATTTCAGCAACACCAGCACCAGCAGCAGTAGTAACTGCAACTGATTGAGCTGGCTCACCTTCAGCAATTTGAGCACCGTTACCAATCGCATAATAAATATCGTGTCCAGTAGGATGGATACTAATACGACGGCAATCGTGGCTCAGTTGCTGACTAACTGAAGTACTACCAGTTGTAAGTTCATATGCTTTACCAGGAGTTTGGTAAGCAGGCAGTGAAACAGTAAAAGCCATTAATCAAGGGGTTTAGCAGGGAACAAGCCATTGCGGATAAATTCCACGGCTTTGTCATCAACTTCATTATCAGTAGACTCTGCCAACTTAGTCAGCATGTCAACGATAAGCATTTTAACTTTGTCAGAGTTCAGAAAACTGAACAGGATTGGACGGATAAGGGTGATCATTGGTTTAGTTGATAGGGTTTATTTCCAAGCAGGACCGGTGACCCATCCAACAATGGATCTACGCATTCCTGATTTAACTGGTCGGACACGATGCAACATGTCACTTTTGAAAGAAATCAGCGTGCCCTTTGCCTTGGGCGCTGTAAAGCTTTCACGTGTAGGGGTGATAAATTGAAGCTCACCACCTTCATACTCATCCTCATCAGATAGTTGAAGTGTGAACGATAATTTTCTAAGAGCTTTATCAGGTCCAGAAACGTCAGTATGCCAGGTGTAATGATTACCTGGACCATACTGACTATACTGAATTGTGCCTCCATCAATCCCACCAGACAAATCATAACCGTAGTTAGTCTTGTTGTGGATATTGATGAAATGCATCAAAAAACCTGATACCCAATGGTTTTCATTAATCCAAACAATCTTGCTTTCACGAATGGCTTTGTGGGAATTGCCGTCATCACCAACTAAACCGTCTTGAGCCATATCGTCGAATTGTTCAAGATCTTTACGGATAATGTTTACCATTTCGTCCGGGAGCTTTGTTTCGGACCACATTGTTGAGTACATGGGTGGATAAGTTTTTAAGATTCTGCGTAAGTAGCACCTTCACGGCGATTGTCCTCAGGAGGGACAATACCGAAAAATAGTTCAATTTTTTCTACTTTTTCAGCAGCAGCAACAGCTGCCGCTTCTTCTGCAGCAATTTCCTCTGCAGTTAGTTCGCTAACAAACTCTGTGTAGTTGTCAGTTTCTACATCATAGAGCATGTGTTGCTCTACATTGTCTGGACAAGCTTGCCAAGCAAACGATGGTCCAAACCTACCGGTAGGGTCTAGTTCAGTGACTTCATAAACCTTACCTTCTTTAATACGACACCATTTAGACATAATTACTTCCATTCAATGAGTACATAACCAGGACCACCGTTACCGCCGAATCCAAACGCGTTGTTAGGGGAGTAACGGTTTGCACCGCCACCTCCGCCGCCGCCAATACCGCCAGAACCGCCTTGGCTGCTGCCATAACCGCCGCCACCGCCGCCGCCTAGTGCGCCGCCGTGACCACCATTACCAGAACCAGGACCATTTGCACGACTCGGACCCCATGAGAACACACTCATATTTGTGGTCGTATAGATACCATTTTGACCTAACGCGCCTTCAGGTTGAACGCAGTACTTATCGTCATAACGGTATGCCAAGTTAATTGGATCCCAGCTAGTCATTGCGTCGGCATCACCGCGAGTTGCGTTTGCGTCAACAGTGTGACCAGTAGTTGAATATGAGTAAGAACCGCCACCGCCAGCACCAGCGCCGCCGCAGCCACCGCAAGAGTTAGTGCCACCAGATGGGTTAGCGTTCATACGGTTGCCACCTGCACCACCGCCACCCCAAAGGCGTCCAAGGACACCATTGAAAGCTTTAGCAGAGTAGTTAATAATATGAGCCTGTTTGGTTTCTCCAACGTAGTTGATTTTTTTAGTCATCATGGAGTTACCATCGACCCATCCAGAAGATGTAGCAGGGGAAGTGGCTTCACCGTCGCCATAGCGACCGCCACACATTTGCCAGTATGCGTATGTGTCGTAATCAGTTGCTGGGTGACCGGTTGCAGCTTCAGCAATATCGCGTTGGAAGTGAGTAGAAGCTGATTCACCTACTTGGTACGGCATGTGCTCCTTCCAATTGTCAAATTCGTGACAATCAGGCATCAAACCAGCACCACCTTTACCACCACAACCAAAGGCGTTCATGTGCGGTGATGGGGAAACAGCACCGGAACCGTCACCGTTTTGACCAGGACCGCCTGATCCACCGCCACCGCCACCTGAGGCGTAGCCAACATCGCTTGGACTGTAGTTAGCTACACCGTGTCCACCAGTACCACCAATACCAGCACCACCACAATTTGCGTAGTGAAGACCAGAAGCAGGTCCGCCAGAGATACACGAACCACCCTGATGGCCAGGTCCAAACATAGAACCTGCGGAACCACCACCACCAGTAACGTGGCCTACAGAAGGCCAGCCAGCGCCAGTAGTAGCACCCCAACCCCCGCGTCCACCAACGCTTCTAATAGTTGTACCAGCAACTAGATCGCTACCAGATACATCTGTAGTGTTGCCAGGTACACCAGCGCCACTGTTTGAATGAAAACCACCATTACCACCTTCAGCGGAAACACTGATATGTGCAGCACCGCCATAAGTAGCAGTTGCAACAACAGAAGATGTGCCACCGTTTGCACCCACTGCTGCACGTTGACCATGACCACCAAGACCAGCAGTAATAGTTAGCTGCTCACCTGCAGTAACATTAAATTCACCAGAAGCAAAGGCTCCACCGCCTCCACCTTCACCACCGCGATAGCTAGTGCTATACGAACCACCGCCTCCGCCACCACCAATACAGGTAATACGGATTTTTTCGACACCATCAGGAACAGTCCACGTTGCAGTGCCAGCAGTACGTGAAATACGGCGTTGTTGAGCACCGACAGCAGCTCCATTTACTGTTACATCAGAACCAGGATCTCGTGTTGCATCGGTAGTAAGAGTGCCTCGTGTGGAAGCAGTTGCATCGATAGCGCTATCAGCTCCGTAAAAATCTTGCCAGTGTTTGAATTCACGGTTATCACCTGCAGCAGCAGCAGTACCCCAGGAAGGCACATAAGCAAGATCGTTAACAGTAATTTCTACTTGATCGCTAGTGTTTGATGCACTGCTCAGATAAACAGTGTCTGGAGTAGTTTCGTTAGGAGTAAACGTAATCGTAACGGGACTGCCAGCATAAGGAGTACCAGCTGGAGTACCGTTACCTTCGTCGGTAGTAATAGCGTTAGTTGTACCAGCTTGAGGAGCTGCTGCGTTAAACAGGTTGTAGCTTAGGCCACTGGTTACGTTATCAAGAGTAATAGTGTAGGTCTTACCACGGCAGACTTGCATAGTGCCGTTAGCACCAGCAGAACCCTGACGGTTAGTAGTATCTTCTACAATAATCTGACCAATCATGTTAGCATGGTTTTGACACTGGTAATAGTAAGTACCAGCAGCAACACCAGTAGTTACCCACATAACCGATGCAGTACCTTCACCGGAATAAGTACCAGTAGATACACTTGCACCGCCATCAGAAACACGGATAGCCAGAGGGTGAGAAGCAGACACCGTGTTGTTAAAGCTAATAGTATCACCGATGTTTACACGGATTGTGCCGTCGTACTCCCAATTAATATCACCATCACGGTCAGAACCGTCGATAACGTAGTTAGTGCTACGCTGGTTTTTGACACTAATATTATACGTTTTTGCTGGAATAGAACCGGGTGTATTAATTACATTACCGTTCGTTCCATTAAGTTCGTACGTAAATTCACGAGATGGGTAAGTTTCAAGGGGTGCTTCTTGAACAGTCAGTCCCTTGCCAATTTCTTCGACTACTACTAGACGTGCGTTTTGATTTGCATTGTTGCGGAACACCATGTCACCAACGGTGTGCATGACGTTTGCAGCAGGTGCAGGAGTCAACTGATCCCAGTTATCAGAACCAGGATTACTACCAGGATCGACACCAGTTTGACTTCCTGTTTGAGTAATACCTTCAAGCATGTACAGAGCACTACCATAAGTAACGATGTCATGCAGGTAGTACGTAGTACCACTAGCGTAATCACCTCTATAATTAAGACCGCCTGCCATCAAGCTCCAGGAAGTGTTAGCTTGAGGTTCAGATTGTCCTGTAGCAACATTAGCAGTTGCTACCCAAGTTTGGTTGTCATGAAAAACAACATCATCAACTTCATAAGCAGTGACGCTATTCCAAGCGCCCTGCCAATTGAATTTAAGTTTTCCGAGATCAATAAATGCCATTAGTGTAATTGAATGTAAACGTGACCGTTAGGTTGATACGAGAATTTAGGTTCGTTCTGAGCATTGATCAAACCATTGCTGCCCAAGAATGAGGTGACTTTGTTCTTATAGAAAAAGTCGTTAGGGTCATGTAACGTGGTTGTATCTGTGGCTGCAGAAAATTCACAACGCAGAACTGTGCGATCATTCAGAACAAACCGTTTGAAGCCAAAGAACACAGGGTCTACAGCAAACGTTTGTGCTGCAGTTGCTGAGACAGCTGCCGCAGCTGCTTGCTGCGATGCGGTAGTAGCAGAGTTTGCAGCGTTAGTAGCAGAAGTTCCTGCTGCTGATGCAGAGTTTGCCGCGTTAGTAGCAGAGGTAGAAGCGTTAGTAGCTTGTGTAGTTGCAGTAGCAGCTTGTGTAGTAGCTTCATTGACTTTAGCTGCAAGCTGCGCGTCGTTGAAATTTTGGGTCGCATCAAGCTGACCTTTGTTTACCGCATCTGCAGCGTC